GTAAATGTACCAGAGCCGCCCAAAGCACCAGTACCTTGCACCGTCAACGTACCATCGCCCACCGATACTGCACCAGTGCCTACAGCCGTGACATGGCCGTAAGTGTCAAACGTCAAATCTTGGACAAATGTATTGCCACTGTTGTCGGTGCTGGAAACGCTGCTTGTATCAGAATGGCTAAGAGTAACGTCACCCGTACCGCCGCCAGTTAGCCCGTCACCGGCTGTGATCGTCTGATCGTTCTTTGCGTTAGCCTCTATGCCGTCTAGCTTGCTGCCATCGCTGGCAACATCGCGCCCATCAACGGTTCCAGAAACAGCCAGATTGCCGGTCACAGATGCGCCCGTAGACGAAACCGTAACCTTGTCAGATCCACCGTGCTGAAGCCTGTTTAGATCATCAGCGACCGCCGTAATAGAAACGGTTGCCTGACCGGCCAGTGTGATCGCATTATCGCTATTGCTGCTCTCTGTCGGGGATCTGGTTAGTGATGTGCCGCTACTACTATATGTGCCTGTGCCAATCTCAAAATTCGCACCTTCCTCAATAACGTATTGGACAACATCACCATTTGAAACACCCGCCGCTGCGAATGTTTGAAACCCATTGGACGCGGAACCCAAAGTGACAGTTCCGCTTCCAGTAGTGGCGGTTGTCATCTTGGCTCTGTTAAACAATTTAGCCATGATGATTTACCTTTTTATGTAAGTGTCAGAATGCCGTTTGTGCCAATATCAACGGTGAATGTATCGCCATCGTTGAGCGTCAAGCTGGCACCATAGTCATAATAACCAATCACTGGATCTGCCGGTGATGTTGGCGTGTCATTATACACAACGATGTAGCGAAATGCCGCCACAGAGCCACCGCTGGCAGTCAGCGTCAAATCATCCGCGCTTAACTTATATGTGCCAGATGTTTGTGTGCTGGTGACATTCGCCAACGTGCGAGATGAAAGATTTGTGTATGAAATCTGAGTAATGTTTGCCAAAACGCCATTACCATCAGCGGCAACATTTGTGCCTGATGTCGGATCGGTGTTTGACAAGGCTACTTTTAAAGTATCGCTGTCAAGATCCATAGCGTTTGCCAGATTTACAACAAAGTCATTAACCTTTGTAAAGCTTGCCATGTTTAGTAACTCCTAATTTGAATACGCCGACCCGCGCCAGCAGTCTTTGCCTTTTCGCTCTCAGCATTTATACCATCTATCGCGCTTTGATACAATGAAGTCCAAACGGCCAACCTTCCATCGTCACCCAAAAATGGCGCTGTCTGCATCAATGCTCCGAACAGGTATGCGTCTTGATGCTTTTCCAGAACCCAATTTGATGTGTTGGTATCACTAAGAGCAGGAATATCAGAATAATAAACTAACTCAAAAGTGTAATCTGCATCAGGTTGCGGGAAAACTTCTATCGTACCGTCTACGATAGCATAATACTTTGGCTTTGCGCTTGCATCTTTTGCAGCCTCACGCCGCTCTGCCAACTCACCAATTCCAATCACCTCTAAATGAAGGGGATCTGCCCCTGTCAACATGGCTCTGATCGGCTCTAAGAAATCAGTAGGCAAGGCCGTGTATTGAGTATCTAACAGTGCGGTACTACGCCGCTCCATACGCCAGTGACGCACTTTGCGCTGCATATCTGCTTCTGCCAAGGCAATGAATGTATCTAATGACTGCGCTATATCTTGCTTATTTGCATAAGCTAAAATTGCATCTTGCAACTCGGCATAAGATGTAATTGCCATTTAAAAGCCTTACCCCGCAACAGATGCCAGAGCCGATTGCTGCGCAGCCGCAACATCAGTAGGCGCTGACAAAGAAAATCCTGCCATCTTCATGTCATCTAAAGCAAGAGTTTGCTGAGAACGTACCGCCGACATTACTTGCTGGCTTACTGTATTATTAAATACTGCGTAGCGAGCATCATCCATCAAAAATGGCGTTGCATGAAGCAAGCTGGTGTAAAGATAAATATGCGGGCTGTCTGTCAGCAACCAGTTTGTTGTGTTGCTATCAGACAAAACTGGCAATCTTTGATAATAATCTAAATCTAAAGATCCAGATGCCGGTGTCGGAGTTACCACAATATCACGGCCAACAATTGCATAAAATCTAGGATTTGCAGCATTTCTTGTTCTGGTTCTGCGCAGCATTGTAAGCTGCTGCGGTGTAATTTGCTCTAATGGCTCGTCCTCAGATGACGCTACTTGCGCGTAGACAATCTCTAAAGCATCGGCTGGCAATGTGGCGCGGCCACTTGTGATTGCAATAGATGTTGATTGCGTGACCATATCAGCAGAACGCAAAACATCGTTTAATGTGCTTTCAGCTAACCGAATAAAATCAGGTATCTTTTGGTCAAGATCGGCGCGGTTCAGCCAATCGCCAATTGCAGTTTGTAATTCTGCGTAAGTTGTGATCGCCATGTAAATCTCCTAAGATTGGCTTACTTTTATCATACTTTGGCTGAGAACCCAAGGTTAAACGCTTTTTGCGTAATATGCATTTTCTTCTTGCTCAACAACTTTTACTAAATAACGCTTCTGCATTGTGCCGGTAGGTTTCTCCTTCACTACCTCAATGCTTTTATAAAATGGATCACTGCGCATTAAGCCCAGCCCCATATCATCAACTTCTATTTGATATTCTGTCATTTTTTTATGCTCTCAAGGTACTCTACCAGTGACATCATTTCTTGCCCTAACGGTTGAACCTCTTGCGGGATCACTTCGTTAAATTGAGTATATACATCTGGCCTGTATTTTCTATTGCTAAGACCCAAGTATTTAGCCTCTTTTGCCAAACTCATGGCTCTACCCTGCACCATCAGGTTTACTTCATACGGTGTAAATTTCTTATCAAACTCCGCTAATCTGTCCATGACTTCTTCACGCGCTAAAGGCATAAACCTTTTTACATCTTCAGACACATCGTAGAAAGCTTCTTCATCAGCAGTTGTTTTGTGGATAACTTCACCTAAACCAGTTTCGGGTGAATAATTTGATGTTCCAAAATAAGATTGTGGCGGGTAAGGATCGTAGATAACCTCTGGCACTTCACCATACTTTGATAACCTCGTACCATATGCCAACTCACGCTCCATGCCGCGAATATTAGGGTTACTTAAATGCTGCAATGGATCAATAACTGGCCGCACCTCATCAGAATAATGAAATAAATCAAGCAAGCCTTTTGCTAACTGTGACGCTTGCCGTAAACCCTTGCGCATTATCTGCCCCACTTTTTGATGATTTCGTCCAACTCATCACGCTCAATACCTTTGGGCATACCCTGTGGGTCTACAGCCCAATCTGGCAGCAAACCGGCTTTCTGATCGGCAAATACTGTATCAGCGCCTAACGCAGTAGCATTCTGCTCTGCAAATGGCCCACTATTTAACCAGCTATTTTGACCGCGTGTCTCAGTTGTCATAGCCTTTCGGGCTTCTGGGCTGAACATTCTGCTATGCTCTAACCAAGCACGTTCTTCACCTTTTGCTCTAAATTGAGGGTTTCCTGCACCTAAATGACCAAACATATCATGCACAACGCGAAAAGCGTCATTTGCAACAGCATCTTCTTTATCGCCAACTTGACCAACAAAACCCAATAGCGGGTTATCTGATGCATCAAACTCACCAGAGCCGTAGCCAAAGTCAGTAGGAAACACAGTCAATTCCCTGTTTTCCACAACATCCTGATAACCCATCGCTGGGCTTTTAGCATATGGATCTGTCTGGCCCTCGCGCAGAAACTTAAAATCTATACCAGTATCCTTGAGCGCCTCATATTGCGCCATTGTTTCATTTTTCAACGCTTCATATGCAGCTTTGACTTCTGGGTTGTCTGGATCGTGCTTCATGCGCTCATACGCTGCTGCGATATATTTAGCCCGTTGCTGATCCAATTCTGGATATTCAATATATTCTGGAATATCTATGCCAGCTTCATTCATATAATTGCGAGATGCGCTCTGCACTTCAGCAATTGGCCTAGAAGAAAATCTGCCTTCATCTGGAATACCTACTGCTGCCGGTCTGCCCTTTTCTGGCAAATTCATAACATCAGGGTTTTCTTCTAGTACATCGCCAAGAAGATATGGCCTTGATTTCTTGACCATAGATCCAAACTCACCAGCTTTATCAATTAATCCCGCAAATGGGGCAGCAACCATCTCTAGTGGCGCTTCATTCTGCATTGCCAATAAATCACGACCTAATCTGTCGCTGGAACTTTCGCTGAGATAAAATGGGAAACCTTCAGCAGCAGATTGGATCGCTCCTGTAGTAACACCTGTTGCCGCCCTATAAGCCGGTTCAATCGCACTAACAGCCCGTAGCAACCCATATAAAGGATTAAATGAACCTTGCCCGATTTCCCCGATTTCATCCAAGTCTGATAGAGCGCGTTGCGTTGTCTGCCTACCAATACTTTCACGCGGATCACGGTATTCTGGCTGTAAAGCGCCTCTATTTTGCAAAAGAAAATCTATAAAACTTGCCATTTTATCTTTCCGACAAATATCTAAACAAACCGCGAGCAAACCCCATCTTTGCTGCGGGGCTTACGCCAGAATGCAAAAGGGTCTTTAATGTCTCTATTCCTACATTGAGGTTGCTTTTATCTGGATCTCTGAAATTGTCCAATTGGCCTCTAAAATAATCTTCACCGGCCTCTGGCGAAAGATCATACATACTTCCAGCAAACAAACCTTTTTTTGGCCCCATATCTGTCATTTTTGACATCATGTAAGCTTCTTGCGGGCCAGCGGGCATTGACTGCAATCTCTCCACAGCGCGTTTTAATGTGGCCTCACCGTACATATGACCTTCAACGCCATCCTCTCTGGGACGATAAGCATTAAAGCTATCACCTGTTATTTGTGCGTAAAGATCCCTGTAGCTTTCGGCCATTTAACACTTCCACCTTTTACGCGCAGCCTTGCCCCGCTCTCCTGTCCAGCCCCTTGATCTAGCGCAGAATGACTTTTTACGGGCTTTCTCTTTCTTCGTCTTTGGGCTTGGCGCAGGAGCCTTGAGATTGCTTCCTGTGGCCTTGTTATATTTTGCCCTGCCCTTGGCAGTTAAACCACCGCCACGCTTCACAGACAGCTTTTCTCCGCGCCCTACTGATAAGCTTGGGCCAGACTTTCGGCTTTTAGGTTTTGTTTTTGTCACTCAACAAGCCCACCAACATAAAGTTTATGCAATTCTATAACGTCAGCATCACTGAAACCCATAGGGTCAAAGCCCATCGCTGAAAGATCCGCTTTCATTTGCTGTAAACGCCCACCATCGTTTGATAGCGTTGTAGGGGCCATTGTTGGGGCAACCATGTCTGAAGGAAGATTTACATCACGAAAAGGTGAACTATACCCGAAAGGCTTACGCATGGTTTCATCTTGTACTAGAGGCTTTTCAAATTGCATCGTAAGACCCCCGCCGTAATTCCTTGCCGATGGGAGTGCCATTTCTGATTGAACGCTTGGCGCTGGGGCTAATGGCTCTTTAGGGTAAGGCGCAAAATCTTCTGGCCCCATAACTGGATAACTAAATAAATTTTCTCCAGCGACCATATCGTTGACAGGATCTCTTTGCGCATTTTGATCGGCGCTTAAAATACTAGCTGAAGCCGCTGTAGGGGCCGGTGCTGGGGTTGGCGGCTCATAAAACCGGCCACCCTCATCATAATAACCAACGCGCTCGCTTTCATTGCCAGCAAGCATATTTGCTATGTTGCCTAGACCACTAAAACCACCCGCGCCTCTAAAACCGCCGCCGCTTGCTTGTGGGCCACCTTGGTCAAACATATCGGTCAAATCACGGTAGCCGATTTCTTCACGCGGCACTAATCCTTCTGTAGCACCTAATGGCGCAACCTTTGCTACGTTCAAAATATTAGATAAAGGCCCGCCAGCAAAATACGTTCCTTGCTGGTTCATCCCACCACCGTCAAATGCATCTATGTATGCAGGGACATATTTCCCAGCATCATTATAATAACCAAAGCCACTTTTCTCTGTGCGGCTGGCAGCAATGGCTTTTTGACCTTTAGATGTAGACGGGTCTACCGACTTACCGCCACCTTTACCGCTACTGCCACTTGATTTTGACGATGCTTTTGACCCGTTATCATCACTACCAAAGCTTACAGGCTTTAACCCCTCTGGGCGCTTCTTGGGTCTTTTCATTTCTTTTTACCGCCTTTGCGGCCCTTTTTCTTATATCCACAACGCATTTTATTTACCCGCTATTGATTTCATCAAACATTTACCGGCTTTCTTGCAAGCGCCCCTAGTCGGGCAACCACTGCAAGGCGTAAAATCTTTTCCATATTGTGCCATTATGATTTCCTCTTTGGCTTCCAGCTAATTCTTTTTGGGCCTGTTTTCTTCTTCGCCATCTTCTTTGCCGTTGGTGATTTGGCTTCACTTGCAGGGCGACACGCTGGATATGATTTGCGCTTGTCCTTTTTTCCGCTGCGGCCACAAGGTTTTCCTGTTTTAACATCCCGCCAATCTTCTTTAAACCATTTGGTCAAACCGCCACGGGGCTTCTTAGGCATACTTCCCACCCCGTGCTTTGTAGGTTTTTACAACCCAGCCGCTTGCATATGCGGAAGGCCAGACATCAAATTTCCGCTTTGCTTCCGCTGTAACCTGATTGTACAACTTTTTATTTTTTGGCGTTGCACCACTGGTTTTTTTAGGCGACCGTTTTGATGTGGTTTTAGGCATGAACCTCTCCGCATATTTTGGGTCACACTACCACATTAGGCTATGCCGCGCAAATTCCTTCTGATTGGCTCGCCCCAATCCTGCTGGGTCTGCTTTCCAACGGCTAAATATCGGAATGCATCAGCGCCGTGAGATGTCCAATCGTGCAACGGCCTACCTCGCCAAGTCTTTAGTCTTTCGTCAAATTCTCTACGGTATTGCCGCAACGCCTCAATGCCTCTAGCGCAATCTTCTTCATCAAACCAGCATCGCGCAATCATAGACCGTGCAGCCTGTATCCCGTCATCTACAGCAAGCTTTGGTGCTATCGTG